TTTCTTCATTTTTTAATTTCCTTAATTAAGTTAAAAATAAACAAGCCAGTTTATGGCTATGTGTTATATTATATAGCATCTTTACACTAGAAGTATATAGAAAATGGGCGAAAATCGCCCATTTTAATGAAAATGTAATGGTTTCGGTAAATAAATGTGAGGATCGCGATACTGCAAATATCCACCCTCTCTAACAGTTTACAAGGAACTATCAGCAATGTATTTACACTACTACGTCTATGCCTATTTGAGAAAAGATGGCACCCCATATTATATCGGTAAGGGTGTTCGAAATAGAGCATTTCGAAGAAACAATAACGATGTTAAACCTCCTAATGATAAATCAAGGATTGTAATTGTAGAATCTAATTTATCCGAAGTTGGAAGTTTTGCCATTGAACGCCGACTCATCATGTGGTATGGTCGAAAAGATCTAAAAACTGGAATTTTACATAATCAAACTGAAGGCGGGGAAGGCGTTAGTGGGGTCGATATGGTTCATCGATGGAATAAAGAGAATAGCCCTTATAGGACAAAAGAATATAATAATTATGTTAAGGATCGACAAAAGAAATTATGGGCAGATCCTGATAGTACCTATAATAGTGAAGAGTATCGAAAAAAATTGGCTGACGGTATAGGTAAATGGAGAAGGAGTCCGGAAGGCAGAAAAAGAAATTCGGAAATAAGATCCACTATAGTATGGATAGCTACAGACGCAAATGGCATCGAATATAAGTTTAAAAATTTAAATCAATTTTGTAGAGAACGAGGTCTAAATAGGACCATTATGAATAATATCGCAAATGGTCGCGGTAAAATTCATAATGGATGGAGTTGTAGGAAAGATCAAACTTCTACTAATTCATAGTCCCATTTGCTAACTCCGCATTCGGGGCAGCACACTTCGTCTGGGAGAGACTCCCAGTCTGCTACTGATAATTCATGTCCACAAACGATGCATCGATATACTTGTTTCATAATTTTCTCCTTAGACTACCGGAAATGTGTGTGCATCCAATTTGGCTTGGTATGCTTCTGCGTGACGCTTTTCAACTTTGGCCAGTGCGGCAAAACGCTTTTCTGCCAAGGCCAAGACTTTCTTAAATTGTTCAGCATGTTCCTTGCTTTCTTCAATTTGTTGTTCTGCTTCTTTGGCGGCTTCTAACTCACCTTCGCGAACAGCAATGGTTTGGAACTCGGGGTACATTGTGGTAAACTCATAGGTCTCACCTTCGATGGCCAGTTGCAAACATTCCTTGGTAGAGGGCTTACCGATCAACAATTCCAAATGGCCCCAGGCGTGTAGCAGTTCTTGATCTGCTGTGTGTTCGAAGTGTTTGGCCACTTCTTCAAAACCTTCTGCACGAGCCAATTTGGCAAAGTAACGATACTTGATGTGAGCCTGTGACTCACCTGCCAACGCACTTTCAAGATTTTTAATTGTAACAGACATAATTTCTCCTTTGTGTGTCTAGTTTATATTGTAGTAGTATTTAATAATAAGATCAAGCAAATTAATAGGTTTTTCCTATGATTTTGTCTATGTGGAAAATAGTTTAAATTAATTGCTGTAACTGTGTAACAACCTTACTAGGATCAAATTGTCGAGTGCATTCCTCATCACCTCTGCGACAATGATAATTGATGTAAGGAGGCGGATATGTTTCAACGCACCCATAACAATCGATGTTGCTGGCAATATTAATATGGCCAGCAGTTCTATATTTGGGTTCTCGATATTCGCCGCGAACCTGGGTAAACAAACCGATTATAGGTGTTTCTGTACAGGCGGCAATATGCAGTGGAGCAGAGTCTACACCAATAAAGGCCTTGGCCCGATCTATTAGAGAATATGTCTGATGCAGGGATAACTGTCTTACTCGATCTATAATCCTATCGGTGTTAGGATTGGCCCAAGACAGATCGTGTTCTCCACCTATGAGGACAACACTTAGTTCAGTTTTGTCCAATATATTAGATACAAGATTGAAATAAAATTCTGAAGGTAAATTTCTAGCGGCCCAATAATGATGCCTCATATGTAGGACTAGATACGGTGCAGGTATATCTACAAGGTCATCGTCTGTAGGAAATAAACCGGGCTTTAAATCATCTAAGACACTACCAAATGCACAAGTTGAATAAGCATCTAGAATATGCGTACTTGGGGATAACTCATATACCCAATTTAAATCTATAACTTTGTCATAATCCGATGCATTAAATTGATTTACTAGATTGTTTATATACGGGTTATTAGAAAACACATTAGGACAACGAGTACTAACATCAATCTGGCAATTGCCGTTGTATTGCTGATGTAGTTTTCTAATAATACCAGTTGCGAGTATTACATCACCCAATGCACTATCTCTAATTACCAAGATTTTAAACATACTTTAGCATATACAAAAAGAAAGGGCCCGTCAAGGCCCTTTCTACTATTTTGGGTAATAAGGTATAGTTACCTCACCTTGGCTCAAGCGGCCATGGAATATAAACTATCGTTTGCCTTTAGTTTGAGTTGCTTCTTCGATCGGGTTACCCCAATCCTAACGGCTTCTACATTGCCGGACTGTCCATTTCATTACTCTTGACCCAATCGATCCTGTGTCAGGCCCATCATAAACACACTCAAATCTGAAAGGTATCGGCTGTGCCGCTATGTGTCTATGACACTACCACTCGGGACTCAAACCCGCATGTGCTTATGGTGGACCTGGCGGGCACTGCCCCCGCGTCTTGAATCCTTTTCAATCTACTTCATACAGTCTTACTACTGTATTAGTTTGGAACTAATACAATTCTTTGAGCATTGATTTGCGAATCAAAAATTTGCTCGTAATGATATCCATATGGTGGAGGGGGTAATGTTGGTTGTGGAACAAACACGGGTTGTGGTTGAACATAAATTGGTTCGTTCACAATGTAGGGATATGGACGAGCCAATTCAGCACCGATAATAACTCCTGCTGACAATGGCGCTACACCACAACTCCAGCATCGTTCGCGATGATAATATTCACCTCTATGCCATTCATGAGCATCGGCGCTGACTGCAGTTAGCCCTGTCAATGCCAATAAACTTGCTAGAATAATTTTTTTCATCGCAATCTCCTTTTATTGTGTAAATGTTTGAGTAAACACTTGTCCACGATAGCTAAAAGTTACAACAGATCCCTGTTGTACGGTAACTGGAATATATCTGCAGACTTCACGCACTTCTGCTCTAGCACCATCCTTACCTACTTCGTTGCCAATAGCCCCACCGATCAATGCGCCAGCAATACCACCGACTAGTCGGTCGTTGCTGTTGCGACCAATTGTACTACCAATTGCACCGCCTGCTAGGGCACCGATAGCAGTATCACCGCGGCTATTATCACGAGCTACTTCACGCATTTCGCATTGTCTCTGTTGGACGGTAACGAAGCGTGGTTGAACATTGACCACTGAAGCAAATTCTTGTGCCAAGGATACACTGCTAACCAAAGCCAAAAACATCGATACAGCTACTTTTTTCATATCAAACTCCAAAAAATGACAGACTTCCCAGGGCGTGTAGAGCCTCTGCCGAGCCATTGTGTCCCCTTGCTATGCAAGATCGCCCCTGCGAAAGCATATATATTTATTATACAGTGTTTTTACTGAGTTGTCAAGAATTAGATAAATCGTATAGCCCAGTTACTCCGGGCCCTTTACAATTACGATCATTCATAAATGTTAATACCATTTGTCTATTACTTCCAGCATTAAAACTGATATGGTGCCAAGGTCTACCAGATCCGACAGTTTTATATTCCAAGATAAATTGATCATATGGAATATTATCCCGAATCCATTGTGCTCTAGTATAGTAATCGGACTTGCTGGCCTGAGCATATTGTATATCGCACGCCATACCGTACATGTGTTGGCTTTTGGCAGCACCGTGCCCTGCAGCTCTAAAAGAACAGGTCATAAAAGCATCGGGATATTTTATTTTAATTGGATCAAAACAATTCTTAACCAAATTAGCTAAATTTTGAACCACAGCATCTACTGTAGTGCCGTTCTGTGGAGCTACAGAAGCTACGTCATACGGATAGACAACACCCGGGGATTTGGTAACTGTTTTTACATAGTAAGTGATGCCAGTACCGGTGGGTTTCGCCGGGCTAACATACAATACAGTATCGTCAACACTACTGCCGGGTGTCGGAGTAGCGGCAGGAGATGATGCCGGTGGCGGGTTACTAGATCCCGGAGCTCCGGGAGCCGGAGTAGAATCAGTACTAGCAGCATTGGCTCCGGCTTGACTTCCTGCGGTAATTGCTGCTGGGGAAATAGAGCCACTAGAAGCAGCAGCAGCAGTAGCTGAATCAACTGCTTGATCAGCAGACACTGATTGACCGTTAATAGTTTGGGGTTCGGTAATACCTTCTAATTCGACATCCATAATCGAATCATCAGGAAATGTAGGACTATTAATTATAGCAGTTATCTTGGCAGCAACAGCCGATTCTATGCCGTCTTGCCATAGTGCAATGGGTACATTATTAGCATAAACATTACTGCTATGATAAACATCATCAATTCCACCTAATCCCGGAATATACGGCATAGTCTTATCCTTATTTCAATGCAATGCCTGTAGTACCTTGTGTGTACTGATCAGCAGCATCTTTCTTACTGGCACTAACTGCCATAACATGAATTTTCTTCAGAGTAATGAATTCATCACTGCCTAGAATCATCCAAGGCATCATGCCCAACCCACCGCCTTGCATGGTCAATGCCAGCGGACGATGTAGTTTAATTTCATCATCAGTTTCGCTTTCAAAACCTGCAATTAGCTCATCGCTGTTAGCCAATTTTACGCTAACAACATCGCCCTGTGAATAACCTTTATTTAGAATTAACATATTTTCCCTCTTTATCTATTTCTTGCCAACTGTAATCCCCGAGATATTTAACTCGAGCAATATAGTCATAGTCTACAGGTTTTCCTGTTGCCCAACCATCGGGCCCCTGTAGACATAGTCTTGTAAATTTATGTCTTGTATCGAATACTAACCAATAATCCTGGCCATGTGATACTTGAAAATCGTATTTGGCTGCATGTACTGCATCAGTAATTTCTAATCTACGTTTAATTTGATTAGCTTGACGCTGCAATACTTCAACCATTTCCATTATTCTATCATATTCCTGTTGAGCATGTAGACGTGCCACATTCAGCATTACATCTTTTTGCTTTTCAACAGGAACTAGATCAAATTTAGGACCGCCCGCTTCTGTAGCATAAGGAGTAACATTCCTATTAAAAAACGGAACAATTAATCCTCCTACTTCTACATCATAGCTAGACCTGCCTTTGGCAGAATTAGTGTTCTGTGTCATCCTTTGTTGGCATTGTGCACAATGCTTCTAAAGTTTTATAATGTTCGTAGGCCTTTTGCAATGCTTCAAAGTGTTCTAACTTCTCTGGATCAGGTGTGAGTATAGCCAATCTCTTTTCTATAGTTTCCAACAAATCGCCTATGCTACGACCCTTCCATTTGATATCGCCGTCGAAATTAGCATCGCCAGCAACTTCTAAACTAGCCTTTGTGGTAGTCAATGGAGCAGTAGAAATGGTATAGGGGCCGCCAGGTTGATGCCAATTATACGTTCCTGACATACTGCCAGTTAAATAAGAACCGCTAGAACCATTGGCACCATTACCTAGTATAGATCCACTGGTACTACTGCCAGTTACACCATTGCAGGTAATATTACCCCATATGGAATTCAGTGTAGAAATATCTATAGTAGTCAATGGCGATAACGTAGGATCGCTGCTCAAAGTAATAGAGTCTTTACTAATTTCTTGGGCTATTATACCTTCAGATTTTTCTTCACAGGATACTTCGGCAGCTTTTACACCACATAGTGCCTCTTTGATTTTATCAAGATCTTCTTTAGTCGCCATACCCGCCAGCCGTTTCCTCAATATACTTCTTGAGTTCGGTAAAGCCACCGATTAGATTTTCATTGATAAAAATCTGTGGAACGGTACGAGCAGTAGGTACTGCTTCTAATAAATCTTCTTTGGTATAACCGTCACCAATTTTGCGTTCCTCAAAAGGAATACCGCGTTGATTTAATAATGCTTTGGCTTGTTCACAGAAGGTACAGTGATACTTACTCCAAACGATTGCTTTTGTCATTGTTATTTTCCTTTTTTTCTATTTTATTAAACATACGAATAATTGTTTTGCAACCCGGTAATTGAGCACAGGGTTGAGAACTACGTTGATGTAGGTTGTTATTTTCTAATAGACAATAACCTTCGTACTTGGTGCGTTCTAATGGGCACTCTGATTTTTCTTTAAATTCGTCGGTCATTGTCATATTATATTACTCCTTATAGATCAGGTAGTTCATCATAGCTAACATTGTCGCTCATCACACCGATTACATAATTGGTAGATTCATTTTCTTGCAGAGCAGTTTGTTTCTTACCTATGTTAACGTGTTTGTTAAACCATGGAATAGGACTACTCTTAGGATGTTCACCTAGATATTTAATACCTATGTCTTTAAGGCGAGTAAATGCTGAATAGTCAACAAAGTTCTTTAGAATATCTGCGTTAAGTCCAATCACAGGACCTTTCTTGAATAGATAGTCAGCCCACGCTTTTTCTTCTGCAATAACTTCCATATACATAGCATAGACTTCATCGGCACACTCAGTTTCTAACTGGGCAAAATCTGGATCATCTTTAACACATTGATTGATCAACCAAGCAGTCCATTCGGCATGTAGCAATTCGTCTTGTAGAATTAAGCTAATAATATTACCATTGCCGATATAGATTTTATTTTCAACCATGGCCAATGATGTAGCAAATGATACCATAAATCTTAGTGCTTCGAGTGCGTAACTGGCTTGCAGAGCCAACCAGATAGCACGTTTATGTTCCATTGTCGAAATTTCTTCACCCAACTCCTTGCGGCAGTTGAGCGTGTGTAACGCTTCGTAGTATCTACCGACATTAGCAGCCATTGACACAATTTCTTGCGTATCATGGATTTTATTAAATTCTTCTTTTGGTACACCATAGACATTCCTTATAATGTGACTGTAGCTCTTTGAATGAATATTCGTTTCGAACATCGACCAAATAGACACTAAAGATTCCAATTCAGGAATACTTACCACAGGAGTAAAGATTTGCACAGGAGCACGACCTTGTATGCTGTCTAATGCAGTTTGACGCAACAAATTCGAAGTGAATATATGTTTAACAGCCTCGCTAGCATCTTTATGATCCATTTTGTCTTTGGTAAGACTAATTTCTTCGGGAACCCAAAAAAATCCTCTCTGAAGTTCTTCAAATTTAGCAATTTTAGGATGCCTATATTCTTCAAATCGTTGAATAGTAACTCGTCCGTCTAAGAACATTTTACGCTTCAAATAATTTGTAGGCATAGATAAATCATATGGTCTTGTCATTTTTTTTCCTTACAGTTATTGAAATGCCATCTTGCCATTGCTATATAACCGCCTTCTTTGTTACAATGAGGGCAGATTTTATTAGGCCTTGGATTTTTCTTTAACGACTCTCTTATTTTATTTTTTGTTTCTAAACTATGTTTAGCAGGGCCATTCCCGCCATTCAATTTTTGTGTTTCACTAATTTTTTGTCGATGAGAAACACTTTTTGGTTTTCTCATCTTTGATTTAGTTTCTTCTGTTTTAAGTTTACCCTTAGTAGAAAGTGTTTTACCAAATACAGAAAAAATTCTTTTATTTTTATCTATATCAAAATATCTTGCATTAAGGCACAACGGATTAGATTTATTTTCTTTAATAATTCGTTGTTCGAACTTGAAGCATTCATCAGTATTTAAATTTTTATAAATTATTTTATATTCGAATGCATCATTTCCATCTTTTTTTCTTAATTCTAATACTTTTTTAGAAGATGTAAAATAAGTCTTCCATAAATCATCTTCCGGAAGAATATTTTTTTCTGTATGCTTGTATCTAGCACCGTAATAAAACTTGCCTGTTGGTATATGTCTAATATAATAGACATAGGCGGGAATAGTATGTAAATACATTTGCTGTAACTCCTCACAGTTATAGAGCCGGTGGATATTTCCAGTATCGCGATCGGCATTAGTATTTATCACACTATATTCCATTTTAAAGTTTGCAGGCCAGACAATCCTCTTCGTCGTCATATACTGTAACAGGCTCGACAGTGATTAATCTATCAGTTTGAGTATTTAAAATATTCTTAGCACCAGTTTTGTTTATCAAACTGTAGTACATGGTCTTCAAACCCCACTTGTAGGCCAACATTAGATTCTTGGCAATTAATGTGCCGGGAACCTTACCATCGGCAAAGTGTGCAGGATTATAGAAAGTGTTTGTACTCAACGACTGATCAATATACGCTGCCAACACTGCACTGGTCTTTAGATAACCTGCACAGTCTTTCTGTTCCCACATTAGTTGATAGCGATTCTTTAATCTACGATATTCAGGAACTACTTGCACGAACGAGCCGGCTTTGGATTCCTTGACACTGATCAACTCCATTGGCATTTCAATACCGTTGGTGGAGTTGAGTACAACTGAACTAGATTCAACGGGTGCCACAGCCATTAAGGTAGCATTGCGAATACCATATTGTTTCATACGCTCACGCAGTGGTTCCCAGTCCATACTAGGTGTAAAGTCTGTTAATTCATCGACACCGGTGTTGCGGCGTTCCCAAGGAAATACCCCCTTACCGTAGAATGTATATTCACTACGTGTGCAGGGGCCCTTCTCTTGGGCAAGCTCAACACTCATATCAGTAAGGTAATAGGCTTGGTGTTCCATCCAGCGTTTGACTTCGGCTAATGCTTCTTCAGTGCCATACTTGAAGTTGCGTTTGGCATGCCAGTAGGCTAAATTGGTAATACCGACACCTAGTGGTTCAAACTCTTTATTGGCCAGTTCGCTTTGCACTGACAAGAAGTCTTGATAGCTCAATAGATTACTCAATGAGCGTACTAGAACACGACAGGCCTTTTTCATTTCCTGAGGGTTACGGAAGGCGCCCCAGTTGATGCTGCCAAGAGTGCAAAGAGCAATTCGTCCCGTAGAGTCTTCAATTCTCTGGAAAGGTCTCGTGGGTAGAAGGATCTCTTGGCATAGATTGGATTGATAAATTGGATCAACTGTTGTATCAAATGGGCCCTGCGCGATGACATTGTCGATATTGACAAGGTATATGCGACCCGTATCAGTCCTTTCTTTAAGAATTTGATTTTTGAATATCTCATTTGCCGGTACAACTTTCTTTTTAATTGTCGGATGCTTTTCATAATTCAAATATAGTTGTTCAAATTCTTCTGTACTACGATAGTAGGCTTCATATAGGTCCGGAACTTCGTGCGGATCAAATAGTGTAATGGTTTGATTGTTCTTATAACGATTCCAAAACATCTTGTTGACTACCACAGAGTAATCCATTTGACGAACACGAGTTTCTTCAGTGCCTTGATTGTTTTTCAGTACAATAAGATCCTCAAATTGGTAATGCCAGATGGGAAAAGTAACTGTGCAACTTGCGTTACGAATCCCGCCCTGCGAGCAAGAGCGTAGGTCAGCAAACCATTTCTTCAAGAATGGTATCATACCCGTGTGTTTGATTTCTCCGTTGCGAATCGGTGCTCCTAAGGGGCGGATTCGGCCGATTTCTAGGCCAATTCCAGCTCGTTTTGAAGCATATTTGGCCATCATTTCGCCTGCGGCAAATATACTGTCCAGGGTGTCATCTGAGCTAATAAGCACGCAGCTTGAAAACTGCTTAGTGGTAGTGCCCAGCCCAGCCAATACTGGTGTAGCAAGGGTAAAGTGGCCATCGCTGGCACATTCATAGTATTCTTTAACATATTTTAATCTCTTGTCTTTGGGTTCTGCGTGGAACGCTGTGGCAGCGGCAATGGCATAGCGAACTTGGGGAGTTTCGTAGATGGTATTGGTGGCACGATTCTGCACCAAATACTTTTCTGTTAGCTGTGCGATAGCAGCATAGGTATAGTCTTCGTCTTTGCTATGGTCAATAAAGAGATCAATGATGTTCCATTCATCTTCTGTATACCAATCTAGCAGTTCGGGAGTATACATACCTAGGCTAACATTCTTCTTAACAATGTCAAATAATTTGGGAGGGGTATAACTACCGTAGACTTCTTTACGCAGCATACTGACACGCTGGCGCCCTGCTACGTATTGATAATTTACGTTGTTGATTTCTGGGTTTTCTGTTTCGTCTATTAAGTCCACCATGGCTTTAAGCAATAGTTCGTCTATTGTCTCTGTGGTCATGCCATCGTGTAGTTCTATCTGTGCTTTAATTTCCACCATGCTAGGACTGACACCGTCTATACCTGTGCAAGCATGGGCTACTTGTCTTTGAATCTTTGAAATATCGAGAGGAACGCTCTCTCCATTACGTTTGACCACTGTGATCATATGTTGTTTAGTAACCTTTTCTATTGTGTCGAGAATGATATTTACCGGGGGACTTCGACTTCAACTATATTTTCTAGGTAAAATGAATCGGGCACTTTTTCCAGTGCTACAGGACCATTATCATTGTAGTTAATAGCCCAAGAATCGTCGACACAGACTATATTATACTGTCTAGATTGGCTGCGATCTACTAAAATCCTAATGTTTATTACACTATTATTAAACTTTTTAGTCAATTTAAGTGTTTGTGCTATCATTAGAGCTTTGGTAAAGTCGTCATAGACATTTTCTGCTATGATTTCCCACGGTGTTGCCCAAGTCTGCTTGTTGAATGGATCTATATTTCTATTGTAGGGAACAAAGGGAGCATCTCGCCAAAAGTCCCACACTGCTTG